CCTGGTGGGCGATGACTTCAGCGAACCTGCCAGCTTCCCAGTCCTGACAGGCACCCTGGCTGCCTGCATGACCACCTGGCCCACATCCCTGTGAACACTGGTCAGGTCTTTCATGTCTGCCCCAGACTTCTTCAGTGCAGCGCGCACCTGCCTAGCCCCTTCCACCTTCACAGTGACCGAAGGGGCCTGGGCCATCACTTCCCCTTACTGGTGCTGCTGCTGGGGGTGCTGGCTGCCTGGGCTGCTGGTTCAGTTCTGGTGGGCACCCCTACGATGGGGAACTCAGCTTCAGTGGTCAGCTGGGTGGCCACATCACCACCCACTTCCACAGCCCTGATCTGGCAGGTGCCGGCATAGGTGGGGCCAGTGGCACCGCTGGGTTCCCAGGTGAACGGCACTTCAGTGCCTGACTCATCCCAGGTGTAGGCCACGAACCCTGCAGCATCATCGAAGTCCTGAATGGCAGTGATGACCAGTGAATAGGTGGTGGTCAGGCTGGGCGATGACATGTCACCACTCAGTGTCTCCACCCCATCTTCCTGGGTGTGGTCAGGCACGATGGCCACATTCGTGGCCTGAGTCTCAAACTGGATGGGTGTCTCACCCAGCCCCAGTGTTCCATTCTTCACGCGTGAGTCAGTGATAGCCATGATCAGGTGTTCCCTTCCAGGGTCAGTGTGTATGAGGGTAGTTCTCTGCCGTCACTCAGCCGATAGATGACTGTGCCGGCAGTGGTGACTGGTAGGGCACTGTGGATCAGTTCCACAGTATCCAGCAGCCATTCCAGCTGGTTCGCTGCCTGGCCAGTGGCGATGACTTCCAGGGGAATCCTGCAGGCCATGCCACCACCCAGGGCAGCCTGGGTGGTCAGGTCAGTAGGGGCACCCACCAGGACACAGGGTGGGTTCAGATCATTAGGGCTGATGATGCACCTGACACCCAGGGCCTTCACAGCTTCCTGCACTTCCAGCATCAGACCGAACAGCGACATCAGGCACCCACCCCACTGGTGGTCAGGGTCACCTTCACCACAGTGCCCACAGGTGGTGGCTGCTGAGAACCCACACTGTCAGTCCTGTCAGCAGTGAATGCCCACCAGCCACCCATGTCCACAGGCTGACTGGTGACCACATATCGCGCGAACCCTGTGGTGGGTGGGGTCACCCCATCATCACTGATGGTGATGTTGTCCCCTATGAGGATCACCCCCAGGTTCCTGGTGGTGCCGGCATGATCCACACCACTGATGGCCAGGCCTCGCTGGGAAGTGCCCCCAGTGGTATCTATGCAGATTCCACCAGGGCCAGGGTCAGCCTGGAAGTCTGTGCCGGCATAGGCATACATGGCACTGGACCTGGTGTTAGGGGCACCCCATGCCACGTCATAGTCATCGGCAGACAGCTTCACCAGTGCTTCACCAGGCTGGCCACCAGCTGGAATGCCCACCACAGCACCAGGGTCCACCACTGGGGCCACATAGCCATCCACTGATGGCCTGGGGCAGCCCAGCATCAGCAGGATGGACCTTCGCTGTTCGTAGTACGGGGTGCCGATGGTCTGGCCTGTGTCGCTGAACCCAGCGAACCCTTCACCAGTGCCCCTGGCCTGGAACCAGAGAGCAGCCAGCCTGGTCACCCCTTCGGCACAGGCACCATCAGGTGGCAGTACCGAAGGGGCATAGCCTGAACTGGCGCGCCAGCCATCAGCCACAGCCTGAGCAGCATCGATGCTGTCCTGAATGGACAGATCATCAGCAGTGTCATCAGGTGACAGTGACAGATAGCGCTTTACGCGCGCCAGGTCAGTCCAGGCCATGGCAGGGGATCACTTCCCCTTGCTAGCCACAGCCCCAGCAGGTGCTGCCGGAGCGTACTCAGCCGTACCCAGCACACCTGGGTTATTCATCATGACTGCCGTGTCAGTGTAGAACCCCAGTTCCACCGACATGGTGTTGACCACCAGCGCGCGGAGAGACTGTTCTGCACTGGTGTAGGCAGTGGCCACAGCCTGGTGACCAGCGATGCACAGATCAGGGTCCAGGGTGGGGCAGGCACGAACAGTGATGCCAGAGACAGTGCCCTGTGGGCTGTCAATGTTCGCTGTGCCACTGCCATAGGCAGGGCCACTGAACTGGCTGGCACCCACCAGGGCACCCCAGACATTCATGCCCACCAGGGCCCACTCAGGCCAGTAGCCAACGAACACACCACTGACAGTCTGTGCCGTCACACTGTTCTGCACAGCAGTGGCGATCACGTTCAGGGCATTGTCATGGGTGGCTGCCGGCACAGGGGCTGCAGCAGTGATCACCGCGGCCAGGTCAGCTTCATGCTCAGCGTAGAACGACTGAGCAGCCGCCTGGAAGTACTCATTGACATAGCCAGGGTCTGAACGGTTGATCAGGTTGATGGAAGCCAGGACAGCATGGGCCCATGACTCTTTGTCCACCTGGACGCTGCCCAGGTTCACTGCACCAGTGGCTGGCTCAGTGTTCTCAGCTGTGTACTTCGTGACCTTCGGCAGCGATGCCCACTTCGGGCGGATCAGGGTCGTGCCGGCAGCAGGCAGGGTGCCATGGGCCAGCGAGGCGTACACAGGACGATAGGGCTGATAGCCACCCAGGATGCCCTGAACGTACTGGGGTGGGATCACCCCAGGGTTATCGTCACTGATCTGGCTGGTCAGTGCAGCCTGGATACGTTCCTGGGCCACACGATCACCGCGCTGGGCCAGGATGGCTTCCACTGCGTAGCTGGCAGCAGCCAGGGGTGCTTCTGCCTTGACCTTCACCTGTGGGGTGATGTCGATGGGGCCCTGGTCATCGGCAGCTGCATCCACAGCTACCGCGGCCACAGTGGCTGTGGTGTCATTCATGGGGTGTTCCTCTTTCTGTGTGGGGGTGGCAGCTGCCACCTTTGTGATCTGAGACTGGCTGCCATAGGCAGGATTGATCAGCAGAGACAATTCCCTGGGGGTGGCAGCACTGACCACCATCACAGGATCATCTGGGTTCTCTAGATCCCATGTGTAGTCACTGGCCTGGGCACCCACTGAGAACCCAGTCAGCACACCATCGGCAGCCAGAGTCAGAGACTCATCACCCAGTGGGGTGCTGGACAGCTTCACAGCCACCTGGTGGCCTGCATCATTGTCCTGGGCATCACGAACCACACCCACTGGCTTAGTGGGATCATGGTCCCTGACTACCGGCATGGCAGACAGGTCCAGCGAACCAGGCAGGAACTTCACCAGCTGGCCACTCGATACGCGCGCCACAGTGTTCCAGGGCACAGCCTGCCCGATGAGGGTTCGCTGTCCAGTGGTGCTGCCATCTTCAGCAGCCTGCAGTGTCAGGCCAGTGACAGCCAGAGTCAGATCAGTGGTCATGGGTTCCCCTGGGTGGTGTCAGTGCCGGCAGTGCCGGCATCCTCAGTGGTGAAAGGGTCCAGCAGAGTGCCGGCAGGATCGAACCTGATCACAGTGCCCCTGGGTGTGACGTTAGGGCCAGACAGGGTGTCAGCGATGGTGGCACAGTGGGGTGCCAGACCGAACCACCACAGGTCAGCGCGCTGTTCCTGGGCATTCGTGTAGGTCAGGCTGTCATTACTGGGTGCGTGGATGACAGGTGCCGGCACGTTCATCAGCCTGGCCAGGTCAGTGCTGCTGTGCTGCCTGGACTCGACCAGCTGCAGCCTGGCAGGGTCATAGGTGGATTCATTCCAGGCCACATGCTCAGACAGCATGGCCACAGTGGCAGCAGACCTGGCAGCCTGGAACTGTGCAGCCATCGCTGACTGTTCAGCTGGTGTCAGGGGCACACCCCCAGTCTGCTGCAGCCAGCCGGCAGGCACTTCAGTGGCAGCGAACCTGTTCGCTGCATCCTCTAGCTTCACTGCCGTGTCAATGGCGCGCCAGCCATGGGCCAGCGCTGCAGTCTGGGATGACTCAAACACGATCATGTCCCTGGCAGCCACCCTGGTGCCATCAGCCAGCCGGTAGCCATCGCTGTCAGCTGACACGTTCAGGGCTTCCACCCACTGGAACCTGCTGGGGTAGCCAGTGGCATCGCGACCAGTGACCACCCAGTAGGCCACAGCATGGAAGATCAGATCATCCAGGGTGTCAGCGATCACCACACCCCTGGTCCTGTTCGGATCAGGCCTATCCAGCCAGGTGGGTGGATCAGGATGGTCAGTGACCATCTGGGTCACACGATCCATCAGGAACGCGCGCATAGGCACCTGGGCCCCAGCACCACACAGGATGTCTCTGGCCCTGGACACTGCCGGCAGGGCCATAGCCATAGCCCTGGAAGTGTGACCCAGTAGTGATGCATCGATGGTGAGACTGCCCAGGCCAGCTGTTCCGATGGCCAGGCCAGTGCCGGCAGCCTGCTGGGGTGCGCGCGGCGCGTCTAGCTGATCCCACCACTGCTGCAGCCTGGACAGTCTCTCACCCATCGGCACACATGCTGCAGTGGCTTATGGGGCAGTGTCAACTATCTGTCAGCAGACCTTCCATCCAGTCACCTTCCAGCACCCCAGGGGTGGGCTTCCTGCCCTGCCTGGCACACTCTGCCTCATAGGAAGCCCTGGCTATGGCCAGCCCCAGCCTGGGGTGGATCACATCACCATGGTCCTGTTCCTGGTGGTCACACTTCCTGGCATAGCTGGTGGGCAGGCCAGTCAGTGGGCTGTCTTTCCATTCACTGATGAACCCTGTGCCGTCACACCTGGTGCAGTGTCTCGGGCCAGTTCTCAGACCGCGGCGCGCCATCGCGTTCAGGTAGGCAGAGTGCAGCACAGCCCAGGGTGGCCTTCCCTTCTCAGTCCAGGTGCTGATCACCACATCCACAGCTTCCTGAGCAGCTGTGGCATCGTGCCAGCGATGCAGCATCATCGCTGCTGTGGTCTTGCGATGGTCAGGGAACCAGTCAGCCATGCTGGTGCTCAGGGCCTGGATCAGTCTGTCGATCAGGTCAGCAGTCACTGGGGTGTGTGTGTCAGTCATGCTGTGAATGTTACAGCCTGCAGTGGCTTACACAGCATGTGTGTGTGACAGGTCAGAATCGAAGAATCTGCAGGACAGTTACGCGCGAACCAGTCACCACTACCTAACGCGTGCTGATGCTCTGAGGCAGGTGGTGGTTCATCTTTGTGTCAACGTCACACACACACACCCAGACCGAACCACCACCAGGCCAGACCAGCGCTGCAGCGTAACCAGCCGGCACACCACAGACTCGATTCCCTGCCACCCAGCCCAGCCATCGCCCACTGGGCGATGATGAGGAATAATGTGGGCCAGAACCACTGAACGTGTCAATAGCACCCAGGGTGGTTCTCACCAGATTCTTACCTGGTGTTCGATAGTTCATTACCTTGTGTTCGGTCCTCGAGTGCCCCAGC